GGGCATTGTATCGCTCTCTACTCGGAAGTCTAAATCTGACCCGCCCTCGTTAAATACAACGCCGCCAGCGATATTTGTAATACCGCTTAAAGCACCGCCTGTTATTGTTGCCGTGCCGTCTGTTAGGGTACCGCCTTCGATAGTTCCACTTGAGGCATAGTCCCCTGTCTGGTCTATATTACCTGTTATCTCAAGCGTTCCTGTTGTATAGTCCCAACTAAGTAATGCCGATGTAGAATAAGCACCACTCGCCGAGAATGCGATATCTCCGTCATTCGCACCACTAGGTGATGGGATCCCACCAATAGCTTTGACCCCGAGTGTGTTCGTAGTATCGTCCCATACATCGTTAAATATTGTCTGTTCGCTGGATTGCGCCCCGAACGCCACACCACCAATCAAACAGAACGCCAAAAGAAAACCTAAAAACCTTTTCATCGTTTCCTCCCTTTATAAAGTTATCTCTACTTGTAAAGCGTTGTTAGAACTATCCCATACATCGTTAAGTATTTTCTGTACACTACTAAGGCTGGCAAACGCTACACCAGCTATAAAAGCAAACAGAAATACCGTAACGAGAAGAACTATTAACTTTTTCATTTCTTCCCTCCCTTTTTAGCCCTGTATGCTTTATAGGCTTTTCTTGCCTTTTTCTTGCTTTTATACATACATTTGCCGGAACCTATTTTATATTTGCCGTTACTACATTTTTTAACAGGCATTATCTACCCCCTATGCTGTCTTTTCTCTACCGAAAACATCTATCGTACAGGTACAAGCACCAACAACTGCGGTCGTTACATCTATAACGAAAGCATCACCCGCCTGATATTCTTCCGTAGAAGGTGGCTGAGGTGTTGCGGGAAAGACTTTAGCATATACAGTCCCTGATCCGAGGTCTATTGCACCGCCTGTATTGTTCGCAAGTATAGCCGTTACCGTGTTCGCCGCTGTTACCTGTCCGTTAAGCACAAGGTCAGCTACATCTAAGCTGAACGATACAAGAGCAAAGTCACCCAACGCCGCACCTGTAACTGTAATGTCCGTCGCTTCTTCGTCACCGTCAGCGATTGAACCCGGGTTCCACGCTACACTTCCTGTAAAACTTCCGTCACTTACCTTTGGCGTAAGTACCATTATCTTATCCGCCGCGGTCAGATTTGTACCTATGTTAGTTGTCCCCAGCCAATCCGTTGCCGCACCACTTTGCCCAAATGTCACCTCACAAGCCACCGCATCAGCAGTCAAATCCCGTATAACAAGGTGTGTTATTACCGCCTCTGAAAGCGGTGGTACGGTATATAGCGTTGTACTTGCCACAGCGTTAAGGTTTACACTTGTCTTTGTCGCTAACAGTCCTATCGCACTTTTCTTTAAATCAGCCATTTCGTTCCTCCCTTATTGATTGTAAACTACTTCGTTTTCGTAGCCAACAGCACTATTCTCAAAGAAAACCATATCGGTCGTGCTGGCTACGACTTCAATCCCGACCTGGTTTATCACTATACCCGTTGTTTCGCTTGTAGCTATCATTACAGGTTTAACATACTGCCCTTCACCTGTAGGTTTAGTAGCTGTGTAAGCGCCTGCGGTTGCTGGATCAAGGTAGTATAAAGATCCTCGTGTAAGTCCAGTTTGACTAGATATAAAACCATCAAATACAATAGTCGTAAGTTCGTAATAAGAAACATTTTCAACACTCTCTACTATACCAACAAACCTATTACTATTTGCCTCTGTATCTGCTTTTGCAGTTTCAAATACTTCGTCAACATATTTAACACAATTACCTGCCGATAGTCCAAGTAGTCCTATCTTCATATAAAGATCATTAGTATTTAATTCTCCAGTACCAATTCTCCATCCTTCTCCAGACATAATATCTTCACCAGCCGTAGAATAGTCATTAGTTCCAACATCGCTAGTTCGCATTCTTAACCAATATCTATTGCCACCTTCTAATACAACTGTCTGTCCAAATGAATATTCCCTTTCAGTCGATACTCCAGTTGCTACTCCAGTAACATCGTCTGCCTGTGTGAATCCATCTACTAAAGTTCCAGATGGATATCCATCATTATCGGTTTCTATACGAATATCAAGTTCTGCATCTACCAGATTCTTATATAGCAAGATAACACTACTAGCAATCATCCTAGTATTAGGAGTAAAACTTTGAGAAGTCCAAGTCGAAGAACCAACCGATGCCGAATCAGAAGCTGTCTCATTAGTCTGACTTATGCCGAAGTTTTGTATTTTATTCCGCTCTTTTATGCTCTGATTATAGTCTGTCCAAGTCCCCGCCGTGAAACAAATATAGAGGATACTGGTATCTGTCGCTACATGGATATCGCCTACCGAAGGTGTCGCCGCTTTACTTGCGTCTGTGCCTCTTGTAATGTCAGCCGGATAATCGCCAGTACCCGTCAGAGCGTCTATAATCGAATATGCCGAGCCGTCATAGTAGATGTACCCTGCGTCCGTCGATACTGTAGGCAGTACCCTGGTCTGTGAAGAATCCGTACCCAGAGGGTACAGTAAAGCTCTGTTTATTTTCTCGGCAAGATCCTGCACAAGTGCTACTGCCTTGTCAGCGTCATTCTCGACTACCTCGCCTTGAAACCCCGAAGAAGTTTCAAAGTTGACTTCCTGCGTCTTGGATATATCCCGTGCGATAACTACATAATACGAGCTTGACGGGGCGGAAGTCATTGTGATCGTACCGCCTGTCCTGCCCCAAGTAGTTACGGTATAATCCGTACCTCGGGTCTGTAAGGTCTGTACGCCTGTTGTTGCGTCTTCTAAGTACACTCTTATATTCGCCTCGGCTAAAAGAGCGAACCCGAAAGAGAATACTGTTGTCGTACCGTTACCTAAATTCTTTGTGGGTGTATAGTTGTCTTGTAGCATGGTTTCTCCTTATCTTCGGTTTGTTAAAGCTTTACGTCTTTCATCCCGGCTGGTGTTCCTTTTTCCCCTACGGTCGCTTAACGCTTTACGTCTTTCTTCTCTATCTGGTTCGACATCGTTATCTTCCTGTAAAAACATACTTATCATGCGTGGTGTAAGCATACGTTTTAACTGTGCCACACCCTTTAGCCCCGGTTTTTCCTTATATTCCTCAAGAGTTATAATCATCTTTATAGCCTCGCCCAATTGTTCTATCCATTGCAACATTCTCGGTGCGGCAGTCCAAATAGACGGATCTAATGCACCCATTATGGTCAAGGCCTCCCGGCGTACCTTCTTTAAAAGTTGTCCCCCAAAAGAAGAGTCATCGTCTTTGTCTCCGATAGCCATACCTAACAATATAGCCGCGATTGTTACCTCTGCCGCCCTACGCAATCTTGTTAGTTCTTCTGAACCCCACGCTTCACCGTTTTTGAGTTTTTTAGCCAAGTTCCCCAAATCGCTTGACATTGTAGAAAATATTGGAATAGCCCATGTTTTATATTGTGTTATCACACCACCTGCCGTGGTAGACTCGCCGATACTTTTACCCCCAGAGATAATCCTCATCTTCCCAATATCTAACTTAATTTCAGTTAGCCGCTCAGCTGAAACTTTACCAGCCTTAAATTCTTCTTTTGTCATCATGCCAAGTAAACTTATTTTATTCATCCTTGAGGCTGATGACGCGAATAGACCAAAAACAGCTGTCATTGTCCTGTCACCTATATTTTTGGCCGGCTCTAACAACTCACGCCATAAACTCTTACCCGTGAACCCTTCGTATTTCTCTACGATTTTCTTGCCCTGTTTGGTGTTTAGCCGGAATACGCCCTTTGCCATGTTTTTCTTGCCCAAGGTTACATATCCAGCCACCGTTTCGCCTACGGTTGCCGCTATTTGTACTGGAATGTTTATACCCAAATCCCAAATAGTGATTAGCGACTTTAACCCTAAAACGGCTATGTCTATCGGGCCGCCCTGTTTCATTAACCCGCTCTGGCTTTTACGACCCTTCTTGGTGTTAATCCACTCTTTAACAAACTTCTTTATGCTCTGGTCAAACTCTAACCCTCTTGGCGTAGTCTTTTCTGGTGTGATCGCCTGAACATAAATCATCATTTTAGGAATAAAACTATCCAACGCTTGTTTTTTATACATGGTTCGGAAATATATGCTCGCCGCTTTCGCCACGTTTTTGGTCGGATTGATGTTACCAGTACGTTTCATGGCAAACTGGAAAAACTTTTCTAATGGTAAAATCGTATCTGTCGCTTGGTCTAATATGTTAAAAACCTGCTCGTCTTTCTTGTACTGGTCGAACATTTCTTTTAGCCCGGCGATAAACCCATCATCTTTCAACGCCTCAAAGAAACCACGGCGAACGTTGGTAACATAGTTGTCTATGCCAGTTTTCAAGGTCTCTTGCTCAATTAAATATTGTAGTGCCTTCGCATACTCATCTCGTAGAAAAACCGCAAGCTCTAACTCCTGTGCGGTCATCTGTGATTCTATTGATGCTTTATCTTCTGCCTCTAACCAGTTAAATACCAGCTCATCCGTAGGCACTAACCTATCCGCAAGGGTACGTTTCTTGCTATTGCGTGCCGCAATGGTTAATTCCTCTAATTTTCTTTCAAAATCCCTGAACGCTACATCAGCCCCTATAAATGCCTTATGTGTGTTTTCAACCAGCATTTTGTATAATGGGTTTTGTTCCATTAGGCGTATATCGCTACGAACACGATCTAATATGCCGACCTTTATCCCCATTGCCTCTGTTACAGTAATCCCGGCTTCTTTGGCAAACTTCTCTCTTGCCTCTCGAAGTGTCCGAATCCCCTCAAGGTCGGTATTGTCTACGGTTTCTATCTGACGTTGTGTCAAGAATATATCGCCCTCTTGGTATGGTTCAAGCAACTCGATAAACTCATTAAGCTGTTCAAGTGTCATTTTGTTGACAGGTGGTAACTTGGACGCCTTGCGAAGGTTCTCAACTCGTTGTAATTTTCTCTTGGCTATATTTTCTTTAACGTCTCTCCGTTTCTGTACGGTTTCAATCTCTTTAATAACGCTGTCTAAATACTCGGAAAACTCCGCACGACCTTCTGGCGTGGAAATACCTTTCATTTTGTTTATCTTTTCCACTATCTGCCGTCTTCGAAAAGTGTTTAACAGTTTAGATTTCTTCAGCTCTCTCGTAATTGCCTCGGCCTCTTCCTGAACGTCTTTTCGTCTTTTAATATCTGGGTCTTTCAATCTTTCCTTAAACTTGTTGATTTTGTCAATAGCCGTTGGAATGACCTTAGGTTCGGCTTTCTTCTTTGCCTCTACTTCCTCCCCTAACTCTGCCTTCGCTTTGTCGTAGGCGGTGCGGAGTTCGGTGTCCCGATAAACTGGGATTTCATCTTTCCAAAGCTGATATGTATTAGCGTCAACCCCACCTGCATATTCTTTTATTTTTATCCCATCAAACCCTTTTGGCTTCGCTATGTATTCGGCAACATCGGTATATACCGTTGACCAATCTGCGTCTTCTCCATCAGGAAACATAAACTCATAATGCTCTTTGGTGAAGGTTTCCATTTCACCGTCTTGGTTCTTAAACTTCTTTCCGATAAAGTCCTTAAACATTTTTTTGTTTTTATTAACATCAAAAACTTTTTCTTTGATAGCCCCTTCTGCTCGATATATTTCCCCACCAAATTGAAACGCTTGGGCGGCTTGTTCTTGGTCTGTTAAGAAATGACCACCCATATATCCACCTTTTTTTAGCTGTTCTCCTGCTCCAAACTTTAATTTCCCACCCTCTATTTTGGCAGGTGTCCCGTGGAATAAATTATAACCCATCACAAACTCCTCAACCGTCTTACCCTCCGCTACTGCCTTACGAGCACTTTCGGTGAGTGGGTTTGTTACTGGTTCAGGTACTTCAGGTTTAGGTGGTTCAATTATGTTCTTGAAATACCCTGCTTGGTTCAACGCTTCTAATGCCGCCGCCGGGACGCTTGCTACATCGCCTCGCATAATACCCGCAACCATCTTTGACGTTAGCCCGAACTTGTCTATAATCTCTTTCGGTACAGGCACACCACAATAAAAGTTTACAGAACCTAGTGCCTCTCGTAATTGGTCAAACGCACCGTTTATTTTCTGAGCCATTTCAACCGATCCGCCGACCTTATCCGGATGGTTTTTAACCATAAGCCGTCGATATGCTTTATGTATGTCTTTAGGCGGTGTTCCCGGTTTCACCCCAAGCGTGTTATATGCCTCATTCAAATTTCCAGTTACCTTACCTACAGTCAGAGCTTTTGACTGTACTGCCCCTACCGCACCACGAACCCCTGCCATACCAAGAATATCAGTTGCTATATCAACACCCAAAAGAAGTTCGGCACCACTCATACTATCTATGGCTTCATTTATAATAGTTTCGCCTGCTTTAAACAGAGGATTTGTCAATGTAAGCCCCTTAGCCGTAGTCTTATAAGCCTGTCTTATTGTTTCAGTAGCTTCGGGTGTATTAAGTTTCTCTATGTCTGATATCCTTTTACCACCTAAAACAAGAGCTTCCCCTATATCTTCTCCTTCAATCTTTGCTACTGCGGCCGACCTTAACCTGTCCCATGCGGCATACAACGGGAACAAAGTAACCCCGGCAACTCCTTTAAGCAAATCCTCGCTTAATGGCTGGTACCTTTCTGCGGCTCGTATTGCGCTCTGCATAGGCGTAGGTTCAACTTCATCTTCTTTTTCTACAAGCTCGACTACCGCTCTGGCGCGTTCTTTATCGTCAAGTTTAGGCTTAAAGTACCTTTCATACCACGGCTTAACCCTTTCATTCTCAGGTTTAAGCTCAGATATACTAATGTCCTCGGCAACCTGTACACCATCAGGCGTTTCTTTAACCTTTGTTAATGTCCCAAAATCAAACATCAAAGCTCCTCAATCGTTCCGTCTGGCATTATTTTTACTCTATTTCCGCTAGCATCCATATAAACCTGCCCGCTTTTCGGCATTGTTGACCAGTTAATGTCCGGGTATTTATCTTGAATAAGCTCTCTTTGCAACTCTGTTGCCTTCTCTTTCATATCTTTCGTACTAGCTCTTGGATTCTCTTTTGCGTATGTATTTAAATCCCGCGACATTCTGGCTATATCGTCATCCATAAAAGCGTAATCTTCTTTTGCTTTCGACCACATATCCAAAGCCGACATTATCGACTTTGTTACAGGCGAAGCGTTCATTTTTTTATTTTTATTCGTAGCCTCGTAAAAGTCAGGTGTTATATCCCCAACAAGCATACTGTAATCTTGTACCGCTATCTTACCAGAGATAAACGCACTATTTAACTCTTGATATGTCTTAGCTAAATCCTCGTTGTCCGGGTCATAGATGTCCCGGAATAATTTATTGTAAACAGTATAATCAGTTTCTATATCTATTGGATCTTCCCCACCAGCCATTTTTATATACCTTTTAAGATTTTCAACCGACAGTTTACCTTCGTTATGCCTTGCTATAACCTCGTCTATATTGAGTTCGCCTCGTGCCACTTTTTCATCAAACTCTCTTTGACTCGCCCAATCATTGGCTTTATCTATTTGTTTGTTGCCCTCAATAGTCGCTTTGGCGTAATCTACAAGGATACCTACGTCTTTCGTGTCAGTTATAGACGCTTTTATACGGTCGTTCTGTAAGAGGTCTAGCCCCATATCCGGGTTTTTCGATATAGCCCCGATAAGAAACGACATCATATATTCTGATTCATAATCTTCAAGAAGTTTATCCGTTCTGGCTTTTCCTACGGTCTTATATCCAGTAGCTCTTAAAAGCGCGGACTGAGTATCAAAATCTTCAGCCGCTTTGGTTATATTAAACTCTTCCCCATGCAACTTAGCTTTAGCAACTGTATTTTTTATAGTATCGTTTATATTGTTCTCGGTATTAGCTACAACTTGCTTATATCCCCATTTTAAGTTATCCTGCTGTAACCCGCCAATAGCTTTAGACTGAACGCCCGCCCACTTACCTCTGGACATAATGCTTACATCTTTGCTATATTTGCCGTATATTTCTTTGTACTGCTTGTTCAGGTTACTCAGAGCAGTTGGGTCTAACGGTTTACCCTCGTTCTCTACGCGCCATTTCTCGGTAACTGACATAGCCTCAACTTCTGCTTTGGATAAAGACGCGTTCATAGCGGCAAGATCGCTGGCTTCCTGTAAATCAGCAAACTGTTTACTAAACCCCGCCGCCACGTCAGATATAACGCCTAACATCTCAGGTTCTGAACCCTGAGGCTTAGCTACGTCTAATACTTGTCTTTGCGCTCTCTGCCTTTGTGCCATTTAAAACTCCTTTAAAAACCAGAAAATAAACTGTAATCGCCTGTCTTTACAGCTCCTCCGGTATATAGTTGTCCGCCTTTTACCCCTAATGGATTCATCGCCCCGCTACCCGTTCCGAATTCAGCAAACGGCAAGAACGTTGAAGCCAAACCCATAGCGCCTTTGCCTAACCCACCAAGAAACTCTGTCCGGCCTCTTGAAAGCACATTCTCCATCTGCGTCTGAGTGTTCCGGCTCATAAGGTCAATATCCTCTTGTCCGAATTGGTACGTCTCACCTATAACGTCCTGTGCCGTACCCTCGCCGGTCAAAGATATCCCGCTTGAAAGAAACGAAGCTCTCTGCTGTCCGGCCATTTTCTTTACCTGCCGGGCTTTCTCTTTTGTGCGTATCTCGTTCTCAAGCTTTAGCGCCTCGGCTTGTTTCTCGCTACGTTCCTTAGCCGCTATATCACCGGCAACCGAAGCACTCACCGAGACTACCCCCATTCCTATCATCCCTAACGTAAAAGGATCAAGACCCATTGTTACCTCCTACCCAAGCCCACATATTATAATCTTTATTATCAAAAAACTTAACTTTTGTACCTTCTAATGAAAACCCCAGAAATTTATGGAATCTGTCTATAACATCGTCTTTAAGGCTCAAGGTTTCTACACGGATAGCCCCCAGAGCCTCTATACAGCCCTGTATGAAGACTTTTAGTTCTTTGGTGTGCTTACCTTCCAAAAGTGTAGAACACAGCACAAACGCCGAATAACAGCCTCTGGTGTACTCTCTAAACGATATTATCGCCATAACTTTGCCTTTGGTTTCCATTGTGTACGAATTATAGGTTTTCAGCATTAGTCTTAACCTGTCACCGTACAGTTCCGGGTCGATATACCCGTTCAGTTCCAATTTGTCGAAATCTTCATTTACATATTCGCGTATCATGTCCTGTTTCCGAATTTAATGTCACAGAACACACCTGTCAGGTTTAACGGTACAGGAATGGTCTGTCTTATATAAAATCGCTTGTCAAGTTCAAGGGTGTCCACATACGGGACTGATTTATCACCGTCCATAGGAAGCGGCGGAAGATCGTAAAACGCCCCGTAGGTAGCGTAGTTCTGTATCTTTTCCATATTGTAAAGGTCTGTACCGAACTCACCACCTGCCGAGAACACGAATCTTAGATAACTTCTTGTCACGCCCTTTATCAAGACCTGTGTGTTAGTCATCTGTACCTGAAACCCGAGAGGGAAACTCTGTATAAGACCTTCGTATTTATACCCCACTACGATACTCGTTGCGTCCCGATCAAGCGTCAATAGTCCCGAACTGTCCACGGTAAATTCTTCGATATACCCGCCGTCAGCCACTACCGACACCTCCGTATCAGCGAACTCTGTTAAGCCCGACACGGAAGTAAACGTCATATACCAGTCTGAATAACTGTTTTCTGTTGGCGTAACTATAACATCTACAGTTACTTCCGTGTTTGAAACGAACGCCGTTATCTCGAATATGCCTTTTTCTCTGCCGGTATCTGTCCGATAAACTATCTTCCTGCCAACGTCTGTAGGCACGAACGAAAGTCCCGAGGAAGTTATCGTATCCGTACCGTCAAAGGTTAGCGTGTCGCTTCTCAGATCATTGAACACGGTAGAGTTATCCAGATAGTTACAGTCTTTAAGTTTTTCGGCTACATACCTGATATACGCTTCTTCATCAGCTGACTTGTCCCCTGTATAAAACTCGTACGGCAGAGGAAACTCTACATAATCAGCCAGTTTTTCTATAAATATACCTGCGTCTCTCTCGACCAACAGGAACAGTTGAAGTTCTTTGTTGTTATCATAGACCTGCGTTATGTCAAGGACCGTACCTTCTGTCTCGTGTTTATGCCAGCCTGTTATTTTCTCATCCAGGTTAAAGTTCAAACTCAACAGGTCCCCTGTATCGGTTATAGTGTATATCAAGTTGTTCTTGTCTTTCTTGTACACCAGTTTGGATATTTTTCCGGCTGTTATATCGTAACTTACCGTATTAGCGTCCTGCGCTTCAAAATTCTCTGAAAGTATGTTGTAGTTAAAATACTGGATATTACGCCTGTCGTACTTGATATAAAACAGTAGATTGTCTTTGCTGATAGGTTTTGTTGTGTCCGACCCGTCTGTCTGGGAAAGTTTAGCCGTTACGTTAGTCGGTGTTATTGGTGTGTTTACCCCACCACCGTTTATCGGGACAAGCCCTTCGCCGGAACCTGCTACCAGAGACGTCTGTGCTGATTTCAGCCAGGATATTTCTTCTGTAATATCCGCTATCTGGAACGCCAGCCCGTCATCATCGTCCACTCCTGTAGTCATTATGTCGTAACTACCTACCTCACTACCCCATACATTCGTTGTTTTAAGTGTAGAATTAGCGTAATATAATCTGCCCTCAAAAAACGCTACCTTGCTCGGCCAGCCAACCGTACCGCCTGCTGTAGGATCATCAAACGGATCGCCGGTCCTTACATAAGTCGCAAGCGTGAAACTCGTTGCCGATACCCTTGTAAGTTTATACGGCTCGACATCTTTGTGAACGATATACATAACATCAGCGTTCTGCGTGAAATCCAGTTCTTTGCATTGTTCAAGCGTATAAGGCGAAGCTACCTCTAAGTCACTACCGCCCGACTGGACGAATCCCAAATTACCACTATCGTCATAACTTAAAAACTTTATCTTGCTGTCATAAAACAAACACAAGTAATCCTGCGTCTGTGAAAACCGGAACTCGATAAATCTGCAGTCCTGAAACTCGTCTATATTCTCAAATCCTGTCCTGTACAGAGCGTTCCCCTTGAAATTCGATATGAAGTTCTTGAATACTTCCGAAGAACTCTTGTAAATATCAAGATCGAACCTGCCGTTAAGGTCGTGGTCAGCCTGTCCTCTCGCCCAATTATTGAATGTAGAAACGATTTTACTCATTTTTTACTCGTATTGGTTGGATAGTCCGTGAATCTTGCTTTATAAAATTTACTCTGGTTACGTCTTACAGGCATATTCTCCTGCGAATCTACCGCACCCATTGACGCCCTCTTGCTAGGAAGGATCTTTTCCATATACGCCAATTTTTCTATGTCTTGCGTCACTTCCATACATACCGCATACGCCAGTTCCCAGCTTAGTAAGTCCACAAAGTCAGACGAGAACTTCGTTACATCCTCTTCGTCTTTTATGAATCGTACCGGAAGTCCGTCATCATATTCCTCGTCTGTCTGGATACACTTAACGCCGGCTGAGTTCTGCTCTATACCGTAGTTGTTCTCTTTCTCTTCTACCTCGTCTATACCGAGAAGCTTTAAACAATCGTTCGGATAGGCAAACTCGTAAGTGTACCCGAACGCAGGTGTAGTAGCCAGTGCGGAAAGTTTACGCCGTGTAAGCGCAAAATTAGGTATCATCGACCTTAAAACCTTACGTCTGGTCGCGTCATACCATTTAGCGAAAGTCTTTTCTATGGTAGTATCAGGCGTGTCTATATCACTTACTGAACCGTAATTGCCTAACCTGCCAAGAGCAAGGTTACATATCTCACTTTTACTTGTAGCCATTAGTTCCCCCCGTGGAATATAATATCTTTTAAATCCTGTAAAGCGTTCTTGTACTTGTTCACGCTTACTTGACCGTCATTAAGAAAATCCATACACTTCTTTTGTACCTCTTCTGTATCCTCAAACTCAAAAAATACCTGTTTGCCTGCCCTATGAAACGATACTATTTTTATCCCGCTTGCTTTTAAGTAAGACGCTAAATATAGGTCAGGTGTTCTATAGTGGCTCATATATACTCCCACCTAATTTTCTTTATTTTCATGGTAGTATCTTTTAGCACATTTGCGATTTATTTCTTTGCTCCTATACATATCTCGCCGCCTTCTCACAAAACGCTAAATACATTATTAAAATCAATGCGGTTTGTACCATTCTCATCGGAAACGCAAAAAACATATTTACACCGATACAAACTAATCCCGATATATACAAGTATTCTTTCTTCCGGAACAATTTTCTTAAAAGGTGCGTTATGTAGCCCAAGAATATCGTGCCGCCTATAAGACCAAGTTCCCAATATATTTGTAAAAAGTCGTTATGTGCTTGAGGAAACGGGTTCGGGTCGTGTTTGAATATCGGAAAAAGTGGTAAAAAGGTTCCTAAACCATGCCCCAAAAACACTGTCTGCCAGTCCACAGGACAATCAATATAGTTTCTGGATACCGGTATAACACAAGTGCTTGTATCATATATCCAGGTTTTCACTATGTCACACCATACCGGAACTCTGCCGTCAGTTAACGCTATCTCTATTGACGCTTTGTCCCATATACAAAACCCGATAACACCAATTATACCCGTGAATATTATCCATTTGCGTAACTTCTTGTAACCTAAAAACATATATACGGTACTTCCGGCAAGAACACCTAATGCAAATGAACTTGATCTCGATAACGCCGCCGCAAGCAAGACTGGAACTACGAACCATTTGTTCTTTATTGCAAGTATCGGGGTCATAACAGCAAGTAGCGATCCGAACCTCATATACTGCATTACAGACCCGACAAAAACGGGTGTCCTGCGGTTTATGTTCATTAACGTATCCATTCCGAACCTTTGCATTATCCCCACTAACACTTGTACCAAAAACGCCGCGATAACAAAATTTATCAATTTATCCGTGTCACTGGTCCTGAACAACAAAAAACAAAAACACGATACGACTACCACTATGTACGCGTTAAACGATACATACGGGGCTTGACTGAAAAAACAGTTTATAAGTACATACGGTAATAATATCTTTATTCCCGTTGGTATTTTCTGAAAAAGAGCTATCATACCGAAAAACGTTGCCGCGAAAACAGCATACAGCCAGATGTCGCTATTAACAAGTACCGGTATTTCAAAGGGTAAAGGTGGGGCTACCGCAAGTAACCCCACCAATGTACCCATTATCCATGTTATTACGTTGTTTTTCTTCATATTAGGGAGCTGTTATATCAGAAAGTTCACTTACGTTTTTTTCAGCAAAATCATAGCCATCCGCAAACGCTACAAAGGAACACGCAAACAACGAAACCAACAGGATCGCAAGAATTTTTTTGCAACACATATTCTCCTCCTTTTGTAGCAGGGCGGTTTTACCCGCCCCGCCAGTTTCTGTTTACTGTCCCATATCTATCTTGATCTCAAGATCGAGATCACCGTCAGCCGTACCTGCTGTGTTCAGCGTCAGTACAACGTGTACACCGCCTATCGGCTCTTCACCCTGGTCGTAATCCAGAAGGTCTCCGAGCGTCTTGTACTTGTTGAAAGTCAAGTTCTCCCCGAGAATATCCGTTCCGAGTGCTACGCCAGCGTCAAAATCAATACCGTCTGCAAGAATGTCCTTGTCTAAAACAGTACCGATATCATCCCCATCATCATCATCAGCCTTATACAGCCCGATATCATAATCAGTAGCACCGGTTATAGAACCCGCTGTCCTCATTATGATACTCACTATACGTGCCGATAAAGGCAGGTTTCTCGCAAGGATAACAGTATCGCCGTCATTCCATGTAGACAGTACCGCTACTTCTGCCTGTACCGTCTGTAACTGCGACCCCTGATTATACAGAGGCGCTTTCGGTTCGTTGGTATAACCAACAGTTGTTCTACTAGCCATTGTTTTACCTCCGTTTTATATGGTTGTGGTAAGTATCTGAACCTTAACACCTTCAGTTCTCATGGCGTTTATCCAGAAATCTACCGTTATGTCCATCGAGTTTACCTTGTTCGAGGACTTCTCTACGCTCACATCGCCGATTTCCATAGCAACAGCCAGAGACTGCGGCGCAAGTACAACACAACTTCTCGTGGTCGCACCTTCAGGAAGTATCGGGTTTGATACAGTCGTGCCACCACTTACAGAACCGGCAAAGAACACCGTCTTGTATACACCCAAGCTTGTCTGAACGCTCTCATCTACGGGTTTAGCCGCGATATAGTCGTTGTTGATAAACTGAGTTATAGACATAAGTTCAGTATTCTCTTTACCTGTCAGACAGATAAGCGAACCTCTGAACTCGTCCATACTAAGATCGTTGTTAATGAAGTTCTGGGTAACACTCTTGATATCATCGTAATCTACACCACCTGTTGCGGTTATGGTGGTTACACCATCGTCCGCAGCGGATGTTGAAGTAGGCGTTTCGTCCGGCGCACCTGTAAGCACCGCACCTGTAGCCGCCGATACAAGGACCTTATCAATTACCCTTTCCTTCGCGTTGATAAGCTGGCGAAGTATGTCACTTGTCGGGTCAGCGATAAGCTCGTTGATATCGTACAGTTTGTCTATTTGGATTGTTTTAGTGAACCGTCTTTTGGTCAGCTGGCGGTTATCAAGATCATAATCACCATACTGCTTGTTCGGGTTCCTTGTGGATACCTCGGTAAGTTCTACCCTTCCCATACGGGCCATGTTGTTCGTCTTGCCTTTAGAAGGAAGATAAACAACAGCTTCGGAAGAACCTATACGAGATCTGGTCTGCTGTGCAAGTTCGTAAAAATTGTCACGAAACGCAAGCAACGCTCCCTGCGATAAGCTGGGACTGATTGGTTGTGAAGCCATCTCTACACCTCCGTATTTTAGTTAATTGTTTGAACAAAAGCGAAAAGTGTCCCTTTCGGGGGTTTTCTTGCGATATACAGCTATCGCCAGCCTTTTCTCGCTTGGGTTCTACAAAGGTGTAGAGTGTCCTCGCGGTGAGTTGGTTTGTGCCGGGTCCTTTCAGAGTGTCCGGCTATTTATCACTTCCTTTAGCCGACTGAACAGGTTTCTTGCCGTCTACATACAATGACGGTAACTTTACAAAGTTATAAGAAGTGTCTGGTCTGTCCGGCGTTACTACCATGTTAAACGATTGTTTTATCATGTTCTCTATCTCTATCTCGCTTATTTCTTTCTCTGCCATTCTTTCCCGGAACTGTCTAAGCTCTTTCGGGTTACGGAATACCCTCTTACCGTTTATCTTCTCTTCGTATTCCCTGTACGCTATCTCACGAGCGGTACGTATATCCCCCTGCCTGTAATGCGGTATGAGTATAAGTTTCTTATAACAGGCAAGGCTCATAAGCTCTTCCCAACTCATCTTTTTGATATCTTTGTGAAGGCATATAGGCTCGGATTCTATCTCTTTAACGTCATCTACCCATACCTTTATCCGGCCCTCGTAGTTCTTGTCCTTGTACCTGTCATCAGCTTTGATCCAGATAGGCAACATACGCTCAGCGTGTGTTATATGCCATTCCCAGTCGTGTGCTGGTATAATGCCTTTTACACCATCAAATGGATGGCGGTTCTTATCTGTCGCTACCTCTGTTCTGAAACTTCCTGATACTGTCGCTTCTAACATTTTCATATTCATTTCTCCTTATTTTACTTTGTATAACCCGTTAAGCTCGTCTACCAACTTCTGTTTCTCATCAGCCGAATGCGGTCTTTTCGACAGGTCAATTATCTTCGTTCTTAGCTCTTTCTTTTTGCCCTCTACATCTGCCGCACTGGTCTTACCCGCACTGCCTCTGTCGCCGCCCTCGTTTACACCGTAAGTTTCGCGTATCTTGTTAGCAAACCTGTACATAACTCCGAGATACTTGTTAGGTATCTGCTCTATCAGTTTAGCGTCCTCTTCGGTGACGTTACCCTTGATAAAGTTAGCCGTCTTACCACCAACTTCTTCATAGCTATCGCCAAACGACTCTTTCAGCATTTCTTTCATACCATCTGCGGAAAATGCCTGTTCTTGAAGTGTCTTAGTATGCCCGAGATACTTCTCAACCAGCTTGTTCGCTCTGTAATCGTCTATACCCGCCTCGTGTAACCAGCCCCCTATAAGCTCTTTCTGCTCGTCTGTTACGCCTTCAGGAAACGAGTAATCCGTGGGTTTCTCGGGCCGGGACTTGGATATATACTCGTTTATCTCGTTAGGTGTCATATCGTCAAACTTAGGCGGTAAAGCTTTCTTGCCTACAAGCTCAACCATACCGTCAGCTTTCTTCCAGAGATCCTCTTCACTTTTAAGCGTCTTAGTCCAGCCTTTTTCCCTGTACGGTTCGGGTATCTCAAACCCGCCGTCAGAACTCGGTTCCGGGCTCGGCTCGTTTGTAGGCTCAGGACTCGGCTCCGGAGCAGGTTCCGGCGCACCGTCATTCCACCTTGCCCGGATCCCTAACATTCCCACACCTCGTTTAAACTCGTTCATTTCCATATCAATTTTCCTCCTTTGTGTTAGGTCGCTCTATCTCGGCTATCAAATCAGCCTTGAGCATACCCTTTATCATTACCAGGTACATCTTAGCCATTCCCCTGTGTTCACCCATAATTACAGGGTCAGTTGCTGTCTTATTCACGTTGTATATCCCCGATAGCTTCATCATCATCTTAGCTACCTTTATCCCCGCTTTAGTGCCGAATACAGCGTTAAACTCGTTCTTTAACTCTTTCAGCTCTTCCTGCGCGCGTTCTTGCTCTTTCGCCCGGTCTTCGGCTTTCTTTAATAACTTACTTGCTGTTGATTTTAATTTCTCTTCCATTTATTCCGCCCCCTGTGCTTCCGACTGGTCTTTTAACGCGTTCGCCTGATTCTTCTGTATCTCGCTTGTAGCCTGTCCTGCCTGTAACATCATAGCTTGTCTCTGCATTTCGGCTTTCTGTGCCATTATCTCTTTGAACTCGTCCGCACCGATAGCGTAACTTACCCCCAGATATGAATTGATGTCTTTCCACATATCGTACCATTCAACAGCGTCAAGGATCGCCGGAAAAAGTCCTGCCATAGCACCAAGAAAGTTAAGTGTCTGTGTTATCTGCTCAACTCTCTCTGTTCTCGACAACTTTTCAAGCTCGTTATTGAACTTGACTTTATACCACGGTTTACCCGAAGCCATGAACTCTAACACGGCGTCAGGTATAATAACATCGCCTCTATTGGCGTTTAAAAGCTTCTTAGCCACGTCTTTCATGTCGTATGGGTTAACGCCTGTAAGCCCGAACTGACTTAATAGAGATATTACCCTGTGTACAAGGGGCTCTAACATCTCGATTTTCTGCTGTTGTAAGAGTCCCGCTAAGCTTTTACCCCTTATAACAAACCTCTGCAAGCTCTCTGTGGCTGTCATTTCCTTAGCGGAATTGAAGTCCAAGAGTATATCTGTCTTAAACGCAGTGGCTATCTTCTCGTTCAAGTAAGGTATCAGGAAAGATATTACCCCTGTCGGGTCGCCTACGTCCTGTATCTTGAATACCGGCGGTGCGCCTTCGGGTGAGTTAGCTTGTGAGAACACAACCAGCCCGTCAGGGGAAGTATCAAGTACCGAGTCCCCGAACACCGCGTTGTTCCACGTTCCAAGTGCCGGGCTTTCCATCTTCTCAAGTATCTCGATAGTTTTTCCCACCATAAAATCCACGCTCTTTATAGTGGATATCAGGATACTTCCGGACGACCGGCCGTACACCTCGCCACGTATCTTGACCGCTCTACATACCCCGATAGGCAGTTTTACATAATCTTCGGTATAAAATACGTTATCGCCTTCGGAATCAAGGAACCATTCGCCTTTATATCTCGCACCTTTCTTGCCTTTAAGCATTGGACTGAAATCTTCTCTCGGGTATATAGCCTGTACTATCGTAAACTCTTTGTTGATATCGTTGTTCTTGTACGCTTCCTGAATGTCTTTCGGCATTTGAGCAAGCTGTTCAGAGTCCTCTACGCCGTCTTTTATTACAAATTCGTTTATTATCCGTGTTACACGCCATTGATATGTTACGAATATCGTGTTGATAAGCCCGTTAGCACCCTCATCAATAGCGATATTATCTATACCGTAGCTACGGAATATGATAGCGTTACTCTCTGTCTTACCGAAGTTAAGGTTCGGGAACGCACCTACGCCACTTGTGCCAAACGCTACCTGATCGTAGAAATACGGCTTGAACGCCCCGTTTAACCCCGCTTCGCTATGGTTCATCTGCGACAAAACCCGATTTGTCAGGAATCCGAAGTAATCGTCTACGCTTGATGCGTCAATTACCTCTAAAAGCTCGTCGCTCGGCTCAATACACAAAGCGTTATCACCTACACCCCAACATACGCCTTGAAGATAATCGCCTGTCTGATTAACGCTCAGGCTCGCTGTCGGGTCGTCTACAAGGTAGTCTAAAGTCTTGCTTTTATCCCCGTGCTGGTTGTATGTATAGTCAGGGTCTACCCTGATACCTACATACTTAGCTATCTCTTGCCACATAGGGGTATACTCATCCCTGTTAGCTTTTAGCTTCGTGTACCAGTCACGCAGGTTCTTATAATCGCTTTTCTTTATCATTTTATCCCTTTAGTTACCGAAGAGCGTACGTCTTTTCTTTACCTCGTCCTCTTCTAACTCTTCACCGAGTATCCCGCCTTCGGTCATTGTAAGCGCCGACCGTATAGCTTTGCTCTTACCGCTGGCTCTGGATACATCCTCTCGTGCCTGCTGTCCCCCTGAAGGCTGGTCGTCTGACCCGCCACCAAATACATCCTCGAAAAAATCTCCCACGAAACTCATGGCTACCTCCGTTTACTTTTGTTTACACGTGTTATTGTTGATCTCTCTTGCCCCGCGATATCCATTTTTCCTAAATGATACCTTATCGCATATACCGCCATCATTAAAACATCGCCTCTATCAGGGCTTTTACCCGTCTCTTTACGGATATCCGTTTTCATCTGTATGTATATCTTCCCGTCTGTCCTGAATTTCCGTTTAATCGTCTCTAAATCTTTTATTGTGTTATCGCTCTTGCAAATAAGCCATTCTCTGTCCGTGAACTCTTTTAAAACTATCCAGCCGTCTGCTCTCTGGTTACCTGCGTTCTTCTGCTTAGCCTCACCTGCCCCCTTAAACCCTATTACCTGAGGGATACTCTTCGATATAGTTACGAACATCGGGTACCCTAACCCGTCAGCGTCAACTATCAAAACATCAGGTTTCCATTCACCGTATAAGTTTATTGTTTTCCCTACTGAAAGATCAGTATCCGGGTTGTTCCACGCCTCTTCTTTCGTGTTTTCCCAATGTATGTTACTGCGTCTCTCAAGCAGTTTAGCTACGCACAAGTCACCGCCGTTACCCGAAAAGTCTACCGCCATTACACTCTGTTTAAAGAACAGGTCCCCGAACGGCTCGATTATCTTCATTTTTTCTAACTTAGCGAAGTTGAACAGATAATCTTCCGCTACGTCAAGAGGATGACCGCACCATATATGCTCGTAATCTTTCTCGCTGCGTTCCCGGCAAAGCCTTGCTTCTTCTTTCAGAACGTCCGGGCAGAACGGGTTTTCCCAATAGTTTATGTTGATATGCAAGCAATCTTCCCTGCTCGCTAACTGGTCAAATACCGCGTCATTACGCATGAAACGGTTCATCGTGAAGTAAAGTTTGCTTTTGGGTTTCCTAATAGTCGGCAGGATGATATCTAAAGTCTGTTTTGTGATACTCTGCGCTTCTTCTATCCAGAGTATATCCACACCTTCCAGACCTTTAATGTTCACCGACCCTTGTTCCCGGAACCCTTTGAACTTGATAGTCGTTCCAGTCTCTTTATGTACTATCTTACTGGCGTATATGTCAAAGAACAGATCGTATTCGCGTATCAGGTCGCACAATATGGTATATACTGACTCGTCTATAGATTTCTGCGTCTCGCGACCACAGACTATTCTTAACTTCTTCTTCTCGGCAAGGTATAACAGCCATCTTGCTATGCTTTGGCTCTTGGCACTACCTCTTCCCCCTTCAAACAAAAAATAGCGATAGTTATTGATTTCCGTTATTATCGGGTAGAGTTTAGGCGGTATTTTAGTCAGTACAGGTACGTCTAATTCAGGCATAAAAGCCTCTTCTGGTCCTTTACCGATATCCAGTTACCCTCAAGATCTTTTACCGGCCTTAGCCTTGCGTACTTCTTCTTTACCTTCCGGTAATTTACGCCCCGCTCATTACACTCTCGCCTTAACACTTTAGCTACCTTGCCCCTCATCTCAATCTCCATTTGGGTTACTTACGCATAGCCTCTATCTGCTTGACTATCTCTTCTTTCTTAGCCTTATCCTGGATAGCCTCAGCCGTTCTTATAGCTTTATCCAGCCTGCCTTGCCCGGCTAAGGTCATAGCACACTCTTCTAAGGTCCGCGAACTAGCTACTTTTATCTTCCTGCGAGATACCTCTGTGACTGCCTTAGGTGCCTCGACCTTCTTCTCTGCCTTTACGGTCTTCTTAGTCACTTTCTTTTTAGTCACCTTCTTCTTTGCCATCTCTCCTCCTATATATCTTCTAACCGACCAAGTATCTGCTCTTCTTCTATGAGGAACATATCGTCCTCTACACCGTCCATTGTTACAAACGCACCGTTCCCGTGAATTATAGCGACATCTCCCACTTTTACACGTTCCACCTCTTCACCTATGCCGATTACTCGGTGACCCAGACTTCTCTTAGCCTGTACCACTTTCGGGATAGCTATACCGCTCTGCGTTTTGTCAGCCCGGATAGCCTTTAAAAGTACCATGTCCCCTAACGGGATTATTTTCCTTGTGATCATCTCAATCTCCTATGTCAATGTTGAGTTCTTCGCCGTCTACTTTGATTGACGGCAGTTTATTGAAAGTATGGCTCTGCTCGACTTCTTTCTTTTCTCGATAACTGTGCTTGTTCTGCAGGACTAAAGCCTGGATGTTAGGTCTTATCTTCTGGTCGTAAACTAATCGATTTTCTATAACTAAGTCAATACATTCCTTTAAATTTGTGATACTTTTATTTTTACTATGAATATTTTTAAACCAAGAAGTGGCGGTTGTTGTTGGCACACCATGCTGTTTAAGCATATAGTGGTCTACTTCGGTCTTTAGCCGTACAAGGGGTCTGCGTTTCGGCTCGCCCTCTTCGTCATATACGGGGTTTCCCTCATCATCCCTTTCTATCGTCCCGTCACATCGCTCTACGAATGCAAGCGTATCTTCAAGAATTTTGATTATGTCCTCTTCGGAATACTTTTCTGCGGCTTTATTTTTGCGAAACCATATCTGTGCCATTTCTCTTCCTTATAAAGTTCCGGGGAGCTTGGGTTTGTTTTTCTCTGTGGCTCTCAGGCCGCCTCTTATATATAATGCTCCCC